AACATATTTGGGGGCCGAGAGGAACACACGTTCATTGGTGTTTAGAACAATTTATGCGCGGCAATAAAGATCCAGATCCAATGGGATTTGCCGACTGGGTTATGCCATTACTCGCACATCCTTTTTGGAATACTTTTGAACCATTAGCGGTTGAATATATGCTATGTGACTTAAATAAATCGGTTGGTGGACAATTAGATCTTTTAGGTCGCGACCATAAGAACGATCAGCTTGTATTAATCGACTTAAAAACTCAAAGCAGTGTTCGCGCTAGTAAATACAGCACCGATGCACAAATGGGAAGTTATATCGATGCACTCTGGATACATCATCGGCTCAAAGTTGATGCTTGCCGAACTGTTTGGGCTAGGCCGAAGAAAACAATCTTAGGTCAAGTACAAACAATCGACCAATGCTCACAAGCTTGGGCCGAAGCTTGGGACTATTTTCGCGAGTCCCAAATTACATCCAAACCGTTTTAACCGCCATGACTACCGACCTGAATCAAACTACAAAAGAATTACGACAAGTAATTATTTTAATTCGGAATTTAGAGATACAAAAGAAACGGCTAGTTTCTAAATTTCAAGAGTTAGTCGATTATGGAATTGCAGAAAATGATGGAGAACCAAATCGATATTCTTATGACGGCTTAACCATTCAAAAAACATTTCGGAGAAAGAAAATTTATTTTGATGAAGTAGCCGAACAAATTAAGATTTTAGAAAAGGCGACAAAAGATGCACTATCAAAAGCCGAAGAATTTAATTTATATACAGTAGAAGAAAGTGCGGTTTGGAGATGCACTGCAACCGAAGATAAAAAATGAAATATTTAAAGAACTCGTCTTCATCTATAAAATTTTGTATAGCCGATAAATCAGATGTACCACTAACGCCAAACTTCTATGAAGATGTAAAACTTTATCGCACATTTAAGACTTCTTCTGACCGATTTTTATACTCAAGATTTCAAGCAATGACCCAACAAGAACGGATCAAGTATGCCGAGGAAAGGATCAAAGAATTACAGCTTTTAATCCGTTGTTGGAAAAAATGTCCGAAATAGTATTATATGTAGTCGGTCTTCCAGCACCACAGGGAAGTAAAAGAATAGTCGGCCACCATGGAGGCAGAGCTCGGCTAGTTGAATCAAGTAAAAAAGTTAGGCCGTGGAGACAAGATGTAAAATATGCGGCTCTTTCTCAATACAAAGGGCCGATTATTGAAGGAGCAGTTGCAATCGATATTGGGTTTCATTTTCCTAGACCTAAATCGCACTATGGAACAGGCAAAAACGCAACTAAATTAAAAAACTCGTCTCCATATTGGGTCAGTAGTAGAAGTTGTGGCGACATTGATAAATTACTTCGGTCAACTTTTGATGCTTTATCGGCTAGTTCTGGTGGAGCAAATCTTTTGAAAGACGATAGTCAAATTGCTGAAGTAAGTTCGAGGAAATATTATACCGATGATCGAACATCGGGTGCCGTTATAACTGTTAAGACTCTTGACGACATCAGGCTTATTTGATATACTAAAAGAGCAATCGCTTTAACTATGGCAGATCAATCGCCAAAGAATCTAGCCGAAGCTTTAGCACTCTTTCAAGCTGAAAATGCTGGAGTTGCTAAAGATGGATCGGCTCAATATGGTTCTTACCCGACCCTTGCAGCAGGAATTGTCGGCTCACAGCCAGCAGCAAAATTCGGTCTTTCTCACACACAGACTTTCGATTATCTTTTCAATGCTCAAAACGATAATCTATTTAGAGTCTTAATCACGACTTTACGTTTTGCAAAAACGGATGAAAAAATTGAAAGTAAGCTCATCCTCCCCGAATTACCGAAAACTGGTAATGTCATGCAACAACTCGGATCAGCGACGACCTATGCTCGCCGATATGGATTGCTTGCAATCTACGGACTTGCTGGTGAAGATGATGATGGAGAGGGATCGAGCCCAAAAAATATTGAGCCCTCAAGATCGGCTGTTCCCAAGACACCTCCACAATCCAAACCGAGAGTCATAAAGAAAACAGAACCGAAAGTACAACAAAAAGAACCAGCTAAGTTCGAGGTTAATTTTGCAAAACCAGAAAGAATAACTCGGATAAAAAGGAAGTTAAATGAAATGTGGGAAACGGATCAAGAAGAAGTTTTACTCGCGTTTAAAGTGTTTAAAGAAAATGCAAACATATCGGCAGACAGAGCAACAATCGCCAATGTTGTAACCGAAGAGCATTGTGACATTTTAGAACCGATTATTGGGCTGGAATTTTGACAATGTTTCCCGAAGATCATCTAGAAAACTCAATCGCACATCTGAAGAAACTTAAAACGTCTCTTCAGGACGATTTAAACAAAAAAAATCGACAATGGATTGACCAAAAAAACCCACCTTATGAAAGGATTAATCCCGATGATTTGCATGAATTAGAAAAAAAAATACGATATATCGGAGATGTTATTTTTCAATTAAGAAATCTTTTTAACATTCAAACCGATTCAAGCTAATGACTGATGCAGAATTTGCCGCACAAGAAGTTCGCGATCAATTAAAAAGTCGGAGAACTTACAAAGAACAAACGGTTTATCAAACTAGATCACAGTTTTATAACCGTAATACTTTTACTGTCAGAACTGGCGACAAGCTGGCAGACCAAATTCGGACTTATTGTCAAAAAAAAAGCATTAATCCGAATGTTTTTATCAATGACCTACTAACTAATTTTTTCCAAACAAATGTCTGATTTTACCCCCGCTTTTTCAAAAGAATTGAAATGGAATGTCGGAGAAAACACTTATGCAAAAAGTAATCCGAACAATAAGTTTACAAAAAGACTCGGTTTATTTATTCCTCTTGAATCGATTAAAGAATTGAAAGAATATATTGATGCAAAAGTAGCCGATCCAGACAGTGTAAAAAGCACAAAAGTTTGGAACTCCGAAACACAAGATGCCGAACCTGTGAATGGTATTTGGTTATCAGGAAACGGCATGAGTGGAGAGTATGGTGACTTTGGATCGATTAATCCAAGAGCCCTAGACGACACCGACAAGCCATTCTAATGACACAAAATACCTCGGTTGATGATGTCCCAACTAGCCAAATAAGCCAAAAAGGTGTCATCCAATTTATCAATGCTCGACGCCGAATGTCAGACAGCAAGAAAACCGATGCCTTAGAAAAATATAAGGCTGCAATGGCGAAAAAACGAGTACAATAAAATCGGTTTGCTTTGGACGGCCAAACCAATCTGCATAATTAAACCTCGGCTATTTGCTCCGAGGTTTTTTTATTTGCCGAATATTTTCATCCAAAAAGGTTTTTGATATTCGGATTGATCTACATGATCCAGCACATTTTGAACTTCTATTTCACCGATATAAGTCATACATTTGGATATTAATTTATCCTGTATCAATGTTTTCCGAATTAACAAAGAGGCAATTTCTCTTAATTTTTCAGTATCTTTAATCTCATAAGGTTCTCGCGACTTAGTTTCCAAGTCGAACTCCTCTTCAATTGAGAGCTTTAAAACGAGTAATTCAGTGAAAGATGAGGTCATGGACAAACCGAATATTTGCAAAATAAGAAACGCAGACGGCAAAACTCTGTGGCGAGTTTCTTGTGGGTCTACAGATGCACTCTATGAAGAACTTGAAATTGCGGCAAAAAGATTTGAAGATCTGTGTAACCAATACCGACTTAACAAACAATGAAATTATTTAATTCAATCGGAAATCTGTTTGCTTACAAGTCGCCTCCACCCATGTCTGGAAGACGACTTAGAAAGTTTCAACTAATGGGTATGTCTAATCGATTATTAAAAAAACTTATTCCGACTACTAGCAATTATTCAAAGAAGAATCTCGTCACAAAAATTTTAGAAAAAGAAAACCGATAGTCAGGGGAGAAACTATCGGCTCTTTGTTTTTCTTTGCATCGCCATCCCTGCACCGCCTAATACAGGGATAACTTTAAATTAACCGATATTTCAAATATCACAAATATCGACAGAAGATTCATAATTTTCTAAATCATCGGCTTTTTCTGCCAATCCTGTATATAGGCCGTGAAACTCATGCTCTTTTCTATGTCGACCATCAAGGACATAAAGTCGATCCATTCTTAGCATTCTTTCATGCTGTTCTCGCGACCAGTCTTTGCCCATGCCGTAACTAATCATTCTCTGTAAAGTCGATATTTGTAGAAACTATAAGTCGGGCAATATCTTTTTCTATTAAGTTTAACCGCTTGAAAACTTCTCTAATGTCTCTTTCTCGCCGATTACTAATGTTAGCAAGCATCATTACTACAGCCGACAATGCTGCTCCAATAATTGCGGCAGTGATCTCATTCATTTATTGTAGAACCGATTGATAAACTATTATGACCGAAACTCCTCAAACTCAACCGACTAAAGAGGAAGAAAAAAAAGGAATACTCGGCAAGCTTCAAGATATAACACCAGACAAAGACGAGCAAGTTGCACTTATTGGTGTTGCAGTCCGACTTGGGATTGTAGTTTGGTCCGGTTTTATCTTGACTCTTGCGTATGTAGATTTGCCGGGTTTTCAAAAACAAAATTTCGATCCAACTTTTATTGCAAGTATTTTTACATCCACTTTAACGGCCTTCGGCGTTCAGGCAGCATCTAAAAAAGGAAATGGCGGCGGTGTAACAAAAGAAGATATGGAAGCCATGATCGCCAAAAATAATACAACTTCAGCCGAACAAATCATTAGAGTACAAACGCCTCTAACTATTAATGGAGCCGAGGTTGTAACTGCTCAACCAAAAATCGATCCAATAACAGGAAAGGAAATCGATCCTATTACAGGAAAATTACAACCATGATCCGATTAATTTTTCTAGCCGTGTTTTTATCCGCACCTGCTTATGCAGATATGCGGCATAAAATTACTACTTCGGCTCAATTAACTGTAGATGCCGCCTATACCTCTACTAACCGAGCTCCAAGCAGTTACAGTTTGTCGGGCAACAATATAACGCCGAGTGTGACTGCTGATGGCAGCACAACAAGCGGCAAAATAGGAGGACTTAATCTCGGCAGTTTGAGTGCAGGAGTTCCGGCTTTAGTTCATACAGATAAGGCAGTAACAACCGCAGGATCAAGTTTTACTCTGACCGAAACTTACCAAGCAGGAGATTCGACTCCAACTGCACCGACTGTTAGTTCTGGTGTAGTCGGCTCTTTACCAATTTTATCTGGAACAACGATTACAGGAAGTGGTGGAGTTGCGGGAAATCTTGCAGCTACATCATTAAGTTCGGGTGTTGTAACTGTAGTTGCGGGAGGTGCTGGTACGACTGGGATTGCACAGACAATTGTAGAAACTGTGACCGATTAAAAAATGTATTTACCATTATTTGTTGCCGTTTTAGGAGTCATTATTGTGGGCGCATTTAATTTTTATATGTGGAAATATTTTACGGATGTTCATAGATAATGTATTCAGATCTAACGAATCACCAAAAATTTTTATTGCATTTAGATCGGAGTCAAGATGCTTTATTTGTAGTAGCCAGACACCTGTATCGCCAAGGCTTTTCTCTGAAATTATTCGGAGTTAAGAAAGCACCTTCGGCTGCTGAAAATTATAACTATCGAGATAATGGAGATATTTACATAAGCAAA